GTACACCTCATCAGGTAGCTCGAAGGCGTACTGCATCCCGTACATCGCGTCGTAGTGGTACAGGAATTGCTGGACGACCTCGGTGGTTTGGTTGGCGTAGACCAGGCGTAACTCTTGGCCTGTTTTGGCCGTGGCGTGGAGCACGCGCTGCTCCGTATTCGCCATGAACTTGTGCCGGCTGACGGGCCATTCACCGTGAACGTAGCGGCGATCAGTGGGGAGGTAGGAGGGGTAGGTCATGGCAATGGTGTCGGCTTGCCGGGGCCGGGACTTGGGATAGGAGTAGGACCGCTAGGACTATCCGGGTCATTGGGATTACTCGGGAACTGCGGTGGGGGATTACCGGGGCTGAAGGGTGGTGGGCATTCGCAATCCTTCAGTGGTTTGATCTCTGGGCCCGGACCGGCGAAGGCTTTGGATTCCAAAGAGATCAGCTGGACGGTGATCGTGCTCGTATTGGGGTGGACGCTTTCCACCAAAGGGGGCCGGTTGTAAGCCCACCGGCCTTTGGAGAGGTAGCGGTCGGCGTTGTCGACTGACCAGCCAGCCATGGGGCCTTCTTTTAACTTCTCCCCGGGGAGCTGGAAGTCGTCCCATTCGCCGACTGAGCCCAGATAGTGGTTCATGAAGTCACGGGCGACTCCGTCAGCACGGTTGGCATAAACGAGTTCGAGGATGACTTCGTTTTTGACTGACTTCTTCGGTAGGGGAAGCGTCACCGCTTGGTTGCTCTTTCCCGGGTTGGATTTCCTGGTGTTCCACTCGCCGTACTTCATCGAGCGGCGGCTGGGGGTGTGGCTGGGGAAGTTGCCGGGGTCAGGGGTATTGGCTCGGGTGGCGTCTTGGGTGTCGAGGTCGTAGACGCGGAGTTGTCCGGTTTCAGGGTCTTTGTTCCAATTTTCGCAATCCTCCTGACTTAAATAATTCGGGGATCTCCATATAGTGCCGACACCTTGTTTGTCGATCTCGATTATTTCGGCGTTTGGTTCATCTTCACTGCCAGCTTGTTCGGAGTTTTCGCATGCTCCATGTACTCCGAATCTTGTATAGTATATCGGGTTGCTTACGGTTGTGCCTTCAGCGTCGAAATATTCCCAAACAGTCCTTTTATGGTCTGGATTGTAATACCACCTACCTGCATAATTGTAATTGTCATATCCAAGGGATCTGCTGTAGCAGCCGAAGTCTCCATAAGGTGTTTCGCCTACTGGTGGGGGTGGCGCAAATATGAATCTATCCCCGTAGCCTTGGACGGTTACTTTAAGAGTGATAGGCCATTTCCCCCATCGAATTGCAGTTTCTTGAAAGCAGCCCCTTGTCAGTACATACTGGGGGGAACAACCTGTTTCATCACTTAAACAACTAGAGGTTTTTATTGTGTAATCTTTGCCGACATTTTGATAACGAATTCGGACGAGATCGCCCGGGTTTAAGCCTGGTACAGGAACACATTTGTTGTCCTTAAGGACATAACCCGGTGGACAAGTTGGAGGGATGATTGGACTCCCGGGGAAGCCAGGGAAAGCTCCACCGCCTCCTCCACCACCTGGGCCACTTGGGCCGCCACCCCCACCGTCACCAATATTGCCCCCACCACCGCCACTGGGTCCACCAGGAAAGCCCCCAGCTCCATTGCCGCTTGGACCTTGTGGACCTCCGGGTGCCCCGGGTGGTGAACCTGGCTCTTGTGGGGGACTGGCGCCCGTACAACCGTTTGACCCGCTGCTACCTCCCTTGATTGGTACTTCCTTTGTCCCGGGGACTTGCAGTAATACGACCTCGGCAGTGGCAACCTTCCCTCTCTGCTGGGTGATGCGGGGTGGGGCGGCGTAACGCCATCTGCCATTGATGGCCAAGATCTTTTCGTCCTTATTGACGCTGTCCCAGCCGCCCCAAACTTGCTCAGCCCATTTCCCGGGAAACTTGAACGAACTGTGCGTTCCGTCTTGCTTGTCGTAATGCGCCATGAAAAGCGCGATCTCTGTGGGGGTTCGGTTCGCGTAAACCAGCCGAAGCTCCGCTTTGTACGCATTGCTCGCAAACAGCATTGACTGCTTTTGACCCGTCATGAACTTGTGCCGCGTGACCGGAAACTGCGAGGGCGTAAAACGCCGGGAGCTAGGGATCAGAGCGGGAAAGGACATATCAAGCCTAGATTTCTTCTCCCCCACAGAGGCCCTCATAACGACCTAAACCAAAGAGGGCGTTGTACAGATCCGCGACTCCCTTGGTGTCCACCGGGTAGTAGGACGCAATCACCTGGACGAGACCGTCCTCTTCCAAGCTCACCGACTCCACCTGATAGCAAGTGGCAATCGGGTTGCACGCCTCACCACCGCCATTGCGTATATGGCTCATGAGAGCCCGCTGCATTGTGGGGTCCGTAACCTCTCCGTCTTTGACCTCAACCATGCGCTGGCCAGGCTCATCCATTCCCGCGATCCAATAGTTGACCTCGTGCTCGCCATCTGCCCACACTTCGGCAGAGTTGATGCGGCCGAAATCATCGACAGCACCGATCTTTTCTCGTTGGATGGTGGCGCTCTCTAAGCGGACTTTGATGAAGTCCCCGGGGCCGATGTTGTTCATCACTTCTGGCACCGTCTGGAATTTGACCGTGTGCGTCACCACGTTCCGGATCCACATGAAGTAGCGGGCCGCTAGTTGTGCGTGCTCGGGGGTGGTACAGAACTGAGTCATGTCAAATTCCTCAGTGGGGTCAGTGAACTTGCCCGTGTACCAACGGGAGGTCAGCGTGCGTTCCTCCGGTACTTGCTCTTTAGACATCACCCGGTAGCGCATGGCCGCTTTGAAAGGTCGGCGGTCATCGGCGTCGAGGTATTCGAGGCTGAAACTGCCGTCGATGATGTTCCCCTCGGTGAAGAGCTGTTTGATAAAGACCTTCTTGCCCTTATATCGGCCACTCCTATCCACCGGGATTACGGGCCACAGCGTGAACTTGCCGTTGGTGACCGTGAAATTGCAGAGGAAGAAAGGCGCGGTTGCACTCGCAAAGCTGCGGAGGTTTGTGGTTTCGCTGAGGCTGCCGTCCCAGGTCAAGCCCATCCGAGCCACGAATTTGGAGGTCACGATCATGCGGTCCTTGTCGACCATGAAGTCATTCACGACTTGACCCGCACCTGACCGCTTATCCGTAAGCATCCAATAGATCAGATCTGCGTAGTTGTTGCTCGGGCGCATACCGCTGGAGCCACCACCTTCGCCAGGTGGCTTGACGGGAGGCTCCTCATCCGGCGGATCGGGATCCGGGCTGATCGGGGGGTCGGGATCCGTGAAGCTGGATTTGACGTAGGTCTGATCCGTCTTCTTAATGACGGTCTCGCCGTTCTCGGTGCAAGAGGCTTTACACCGGTAATAGCCCGATACCCCGGGACTAAAGGTCTCCTTATTGCTCAGTACTGGGCCAGGAGGGGTGCCCCAATTAGCACTGTCTCCAGTTCGGTATTGCCATTCGTATTGGATAGAGCCGCCGCAGTTTTGCGTCTTGCACTTCAACGAGGTCGATGTGGTGCCGTCGCCCTCAATTAGTTCAACACTGAAATTGCCAGGACCAGGGGGCTTGGTGTCGCCCGAGCAGACGGTGCCTGTCTCAATCTCAATCTCTTGGCGGGCAGAGTCAATGATGTACCAATAGACGTATCTACCGCTGTCCTCCCATCCGAAGGAGTAGTTCCGCCTGCCTGACCACAGATAGTCGTAAGTAGCCTCGTATTTGCCGTTTTCAGTTCGTTCATCGTCAATCTTCTCTACGCCATTGGTTATCACATCAATGATTTCATCGTTCGAGTTGAATTGGATTAGCGAGAGCGACTTGAGCTTGTCGTTGTTTTCATCGGGGCCTTTGTTAATGCCGCTCTCGTTATTGACGTCTCTGTAGTCCTCGGTGTTGGACTCACCGGGCCACATATAGCAGGTGTACCAACCGCTGTCTTTGGGGACTTGAATTTGCGCGACACGTCCCCGAATGATCGTGGTGTGGGGGCTGCGGCTTGTCCAATCTTCCAACACTTCCGTGTTGTACCACTCGGGGTCTTTGAGCTTGTTTGCGTTATTCCGAGTTTTGCCTTTGAACCACTGGACATTCCAACGTGTCCGGTCCGCTGCGTCGTTGTTGGGGTCAATGGTTTTGTCACCCCTTTCATCCATAAAACCAGCGACTACTTTGATAATTCGACGATCTTTCGTGCTGCACTTCACTGTGTGCTGCATCGTCACCCGGATCTTGTCCGGTTTGGAACGAGTCTCACGGAGTTCCATCATCTCCTCGAACTCGGCGTCCTCTCCCAACATCCGTTTGGCTTCGATGTTGAATCCGCTGCTGTACTTAGCGTCCTGAAGCTGGTTTACTGCAATGCCGCCCCTTAAGAACACACGGGGTTGATCCAAATTGTTGAATTGACGGGTGGCACGCAGGCTTAAACCCATCATTGCGATGCTCTCAAACATCGGCACTTCTTTGGGCTTCTTCGACTCGTTCACGTACACGATCTGGTGCTCCGCACCGGAGTCGCAACTGCGGTTAATTAGCCCTGCGTAGTAGCTGCCTTCGTTGACTTGGGTGGCGTACTCGAAGATGGTCCAGTGCGGTTTGCTGCAGCCGGAATCTGGATCGCTACTACCACCGCCTCCACCATCGCCATCGCCGCCTCCACTTGAATCGCACTGCTTGATTGCGTAGGTGAAGTAGCCGCTAGTGCTACCCCCATCTCTGATTTTTCTATCGCCGACCTTATAAACCTTGCCGCCTTCTTTCACCTCATCCTTCATTGGATTGGAGGCATCATTTTTTGAACCACTCCAAATGGTTTTGCCGTTCCATAACCACGTCTCACTGACACTCGCCGAACCACCGGGGCCTCGGGCAGTACGGGTGTGCGAAATGCCTGTCTCCACCTTGGGGTTGCCGCCCTGGATAGATCCTTTCTCCTCGTACTTCTCATCGCAGCCGCCCATTGGTGCGACCTCGGGGGCGTCGTCCGCGTCCCAGCTGCTGCTGCAGTCGACGCAACCCACGTCAAAGCCGTCCTTGATGTAGTCCGGTACTTCTTCGTTCGCTTCTTCTGCTTCCTCTATGGCAGCAAGGCGATTCCAGAAGGCTTCTTGACGAGTACCGCGACGGGAGGAGTATTCCTCAAACTCTTCTTCACAGGTGTCCCCTTCACAGGTGTATTCCAGTTCTTTATCGAGACCGTTAGTCGCGTCGTCATCGTCGTCTAGGTCGACATCAACGCGGCCCCCAAAACCTTCACACCAGTCGTCTTGGCAGAAGGCGTCTTCGTCGTCGGCGTAATCCTTGTCCCGCTTACCCAGCATTAAAGGTGAGGTGACGGCACAGCGAACACCAATCAGACGGCCGACGCTTGAGATCTCGACCTTCCCGATGTCCTTGATCGTCTTCACCAGCCTGAAGTCGTCACCCTTCGCGACGTCCAGTACCCAGGCGACGTCGTCGGTTCCCCAATCATCTGGATCACGCTCTCGCTTGGTGGCCCATCCCGAAGTCAGGGGGAATAGGCGGTATTCGTATTGTTTTGGACGATTCGGCTTGATCCGGATGTAGTTGTACTGGTCGACGGGCTCGTTGCCCCGAATCGCAAAAATGACCCGGACATCCTTCCAGCTGCTGACTGAACTGACATCGCTATCCGCAGGATCGCGCATGTACAGCTTGAAGAACGAGAAACGTGTGAAGTACTGGCTTTGAACGCCGTTGGTGTACTGGACGTCTTTCTTGTCGTAGTTGTCCCGTAGTTCGTTTGAGGTGGGGATGGAGGGGAAGTTGCACATCCCGTTCATCTGCGCCCACACCCGGGATTTGATGCCGATCTCGGTGACGTCTGCTTTCCGCATATTGCGGAAGCTCGCCAGCTCGTACTTCAGCAGCGGGCTCCAGTGAGGAGGAACGTGCCGTTTTTGAAAAATGCTGATCTTGGAGTCCTTATCGCAAATGTCCTGCTCGAAATAATCCCGGGAGACAAAGCCGATTTGGGAGCTGGCGTCACGGTCTTCGATGCACTCCAGGTCGGCCCAGGTGCCGTCCTCGTTCAGCTCATAAACATCCTTATCCCGCTTGACGACACGGAAGCGGCTGCAGTTGATCATGAATTCTTCGCCGATCTGCAGCGCGTCATCAGCGGCTTGGCGGTCCGCGTCGGACTCGTTGATTAAATCCTCGACAGAGACTTCGACGTTGCCTTTTTCGTAGAGGTCGTCGTTGTACTCCCGAGACAGAATCTCGAAACGGACGGTGTCGCCACGCTGCACCTCTGTATCCCAACGGGGCTTGTCCTTGCTCCCACGGCTGTCGCCGTTGTGCTTCGTCAGGCCCATCAGCCGGCCGTAGCCACGACCGCTGGCTTCCATACGGTCTTCGCCGCCGCTGATCTTTGCCCGCTCCAACTTGACCTGATCTTCCGCGTCCCCGTCTTGCGATTTGGGTAGGGAGATGACCCGCCAGGGTGGGCGGCGGTCTGTCCCATTCATGATCGGGCTGTAGCAGCCGAATGTGCTCTGGTTGGAGAGCGAGTACGTCATGCTGAATCCCGAGGATTCATCCATGTCGCACACCGGAGTGGGGAAGGGTTCCGCCCACGACCGGTAGCCACTAATTTTCTTCGCTAGGAACGGGTTGCCCGAGTCATCGTCGCTCTCGGTGCCGTGTCTTAAGTCAACGGATTTGAGGCGGCCTGCTCCACCTTCGTTGTCGTAGTAGAAGGCGAAGTTTTTATCGGACAGCTTGTCCAGCGTGTTGTTGCCGATCCAGATGCCAGACAGCTTTGGGGTGTAAGCCTCCCCACTATCCATCTTCTCGCCAACGACGTACATGCCCTGGAAGAGTTGACCCCTTCCCATCGAGTACATGCGTGACCACACCAAGAGGGGCGAGACCAACATTCCCCCCGAGTAGTTGGGGGAGGGGGTGTAGCGCGTGCAGTCGTTGCACAGCAACTCGCTAAGCGTGATCGGCCAGTTGCCTTGCGTCTTCTCTCTTTGCTCCTTCGGTTTGTCGTTGCCGAAATGGATGGGGATGGGCGTGCCGTATGACGCCAGTTCCGTCTGACTATCGAAGCCGTAGGTCGGGCTGAAACGGCTACGACCTGTCGCGTCGTCCCCTTTCTTTTGACGAATAGTCCGTTCTTGACCTAACGGTTTGGGCTTGGGGGCCAGTAACAGGCCCACAGCAGTGAACAAGACTCCCACCGCCAGCGAGATCAGCGTGGGGACAAGGGCGGGACCAGCAACGATCTCGTCCGCTTTTAGATCTTTTTGTCGCTGGATTACCCAAAAAAGATATTGCTCGTACTCCTCTTCGCTCATCCCAACGGAGGCGATCAGGCTCCGTTCGTAGGGGAGTAGCGGTAACTTCGTGATATTGGGACCATGACGCACGGGGACCAGTTCACCGCCATCACCGCTCTGTTGATGTGCAGGATCCCGTCGTTCCACGTAACTCCAAAGGCCCAACCCGTTTCGGAATCAGGCAGAACGCTGACGTCCCCATCGTAGGTCGGACTCGCTATGCGGTTACCCCAGGCCGTGATGTCACGCATGATTTCTCGCGCTGGTAACTCATACCAACCCTGCTTGAACGCTGGGGTGGGAATGCCCATGACTCGCAGTGCTTCGTACACCAAATGAATGCAATCGATGGATCCCCGACTCCCGTCCGCTCCGAGGACGTAGGGCATCCCGATTAGCTCACTGCAATCGGATATTCGCGGTGACGGGGAGAGGTCCACAATTCTCTTGTTCGATAACTCGGTGGGGGACATCGCCAGTAACGGCATCTAGGACAGAATTTAAAATCAGCCGGACTGATGTATCGTCCCAACCACCGGCTGAAACAATGCCCCAGTATTCGTACAAGATTTGAGCAAACTTGCTAGGGCTGCCAGGGTCAAAACTCCCTACTCGCACAACCGTAAGCCACTCTTCTTCTAAAGCCTGCAAAGCAAAGGCTTGGGAGAGAGCGCTGTTAGGCAGGACAAGACTGGCATCTACGTTGTCCCCATTCCGTGCAACTGTGATGCCACTAAAACCAAAGGGCAGAAATTGATAGGTGTTGCCTGAAAGGCTGACCTTTCCTCCGACATTGAAGTTCTGGAAGGCATAGTCGGATTTGCCCTTAAACCTGAAGGCTTGGCCTATCGCATACGTCCGTCCTGGATTTTGGGACATCAGATTCCTGAGCGGGAACGGGTGGATTGAGACATCCGGATCTTACGGAGTGTCCTGCCTTCACCTTGTTTAGCGGCTTGTTGGATGATATTTGGGATTTCATCCTGGCTGACGTAGTTCTTCTCGTTAAACACAAGCTGTTCGCCCGTGATGTTGATGGAGAAGTTGTCCGCAGCTGATCCTTCTGACCCGTAGTTATTGACGTTGCTGTAGTTGTTGCCCGGGTTGAAGCGCTTGCTGACATCACCGAGAGCGGTGGTAGTGGCTGCCGAGCGGTTCTGACTGCCAAAGCTGGTGTTGGCTCCGTTCACTACTCCGTCACCACGCATGCCCTGGGCAAATCGGGCCATACTGTCCGCCATCTTATTTTCTGGAATTACATACTCCGGAGTGCCGCCCTCGCCGATCAATGCTGGGGTGGCGCTGTTGACGTAGGCGCCTTGGGCATATCCCACCCGAGGGATGTTGGAGATGGGGCCGACATTGTTGAAGCCCTGAGCAGCACCGCTGAAGAGGCTGAATAGTCCTCCACCTCCACCTCCACCCGCTGCTCCCGCACCCGGGAGGAAGATACCCAGCGCCTTCATCACGATCGCCTTCGCAATCATCTGCGTGGCCATGTCGAGGAAGGCTTTGCCGATGTTCTTGAACATGTTCGCCATCGCTTCTTGCACCGTTGTGGTGCCGTCAATCACACCGGAGATGGCGCTGGACATCGCACTCGCTAATTCGCTTTGGACGGTTTGCGCCATCTGCGCGTACATCGCGTTGACGTCGGTTAGATCCTTCTTCCACTGCGTCATCAGTTGACGCAACGGATTGGCCATTTGCATCTTGACCTTCGCTGCCTTGTCGATCGCGGCAAGTAGACGTTCGTACTGGGCGGTAAGCGCAGCTACTTGTTCGGGGTTCTCGGCGTCTTTAGCGGCCTGGATCAGCTTTGCGTATTCGCGGGCGTAGCGGGCTTTTTGGATTTCAGCGTCGACTTCGATGGCACTCAGGCCCTCCATCTCCAGACGCATCCGCAGCATGTTGTCGGCGGTTTGATACTCCAGTTGTTGGATGTCATTACGCATCTTCTCCAAGGCCACAGTGGCTTCGGTGGTGGCCAAAATGTCGTCCTTAATCCTCTTCGCTTGGCCCAGTTTCTCTACATACTTATCGTGCTCGGTGTTGATGTGCTCGATCAGTGCAGCTTTACGCTCTTCACTCAATCCTTGCGTTTCATTGGCTAGTGCAATCGCTTGGTCGCGCTCGGTGACAAGGCGGTTTAGCTCGGTCTGATATTCAATTTGTGATTTTTGAGCGGCAGTAACCCGGTCGGCTGAGTCGGCGGTCGCTGCAAATAAGGAATCAGCGTTCTTCAGTGCATCCTGCAGCGGTTCGAGGTTGATCTGCCCAAACATGCCTTTTGTGATGTCTTCAAAGGCGGCGGCGATCTCCCCATTGGTCATCTCTGCCTTGAGGGCGTTGATGTCTGTAAGGACGGTCTTGAGCTTGGATAGGGGGGCAGTGACCTTGGAGGCATCGACTCCTGCAAGGTTGAGATCGGGGGAAGCGGGCTTGGCGACCGGGGTCACCGTTGCGGCGGTCTTGGGTTGGGAGGTGAACTTGCCGTGCAGGATCTGGTACTTCGTACCGTCCGGCGTCATGAAAATCGTCGCGTCTCCGTTGGCAGTTTTGGGGGTGTTGCTGATGAATTCGGCACCACCTGTCAGAGACAGGCGGGCGTTCTGACCGAAGGCGTAGTCCCAT